CGGTATTTCCACATCATCAGGACTGGGTAGATTTACTAGAAGGTAACCCTCCTGCCTACCTGCACCCTAATATGATTTATGAGCCAGGTGAGAACAACCGTCTGTTGGTGAACGTGCCACCTGAGCACGCTAAGTCCACCGTTATCACGGTGAACTATCCAACTTACCGCATCGCTCTCAATCCCAATATCCGCATCATCGTGGTATCTAAGACTTTAAACAAGGCACGCGAGTTCGTCTATGCTATCAAGCAACGACTGTCACATCCCCGCTGGCTCAAACTGCAGACCGCATACGGTCCTGAGGGCGGTTGGAAACAAGACGCTGATACTTGGCGTACCGACACAGTCTACCTTGGGGGCGATGCGCGTAACTCTAGCGAGAAAGACCCAACCCTTCAAGCACTAGGTATGGGTGGTCAGATTTACGGTGCCCGTGCTGACTTGATTATTCTTGATGACTGCATTACCACTGCCAACGCCCACGAGTGGGATAAGCAGATGGACTGGCTACAAAAAGAAGTTATTACCCGTTTGGGTAAGAACGGTAAACTGCTAGTGGTAGGGACACGAATTGCTGCTAATGACCTTTATAAAGAACTTCGTAATCCTAAGCATTGGTCTGGTGGTCGTACTCCGTTTACTTACATGGGGATGCCTGCTGTACTTGAATATGCTGAGAAACCGCAGGATTGGAAGACGCTCTGGCCTGAGTCGGATGTACCGTGGGATGGCGACACTGACACTCCTAAAGAGAACGGCTTCTTCCCCAAGTGGGATGGGCCAGCACTCTTCAAGCGAAGAAGTGAAGTTACCCCTTCAACATGGGCACTTGTCTACCAACAAGAAGACATCCAAGAAGACTCCATATTCCCGCCTGCACTCGTGCAAGGAGCGACCAATGGGATGCGCAAGCGAGGACCGCTAAAGGCTGGTGCTGCTGGACATCCACCTCAAGTTGAGGTTCATACTGTAATTGGATTTGACCCTGCTATGGCAGGTAACGCCGCCTTTGTAGTGGCGGCATATAACCGTGCAGATGGAAAGATTTATGTGCTTGACTGTATCAACATGGAAGAGCCAACACCACAAAAGATTCGGGCGACAATTGAAGAACTCACAATCAGATACAGACCACAAGAGTTCCGAGTTGAAATCAACGCCCACCAGAAAGCCTACTCACTCGATGACGACCTACGAAACTGGCTTGCTGCATACGGTGTTCGCCTTGACGCACACTTCACAGGCAAGAACAAATGGGACACTTCGTTTGGCGTTGCATCAATGTCTAACCTCTTTGGCACAGTCCGCGAAGAGAAGTACCAAAAGAACAACATCCTAGAATTACCTTCATCAGAAGGTTCTGAAGGTATCAAAGCCCTGACTCAGCAACTACTCACGTGGAAGCCTGAGACTAAAGGTAAGACAGATACCGTCATGGCATTATGGTTTGCCATCATTCGCATACGCGAACTGATGCAGGCTAGCAGTCGAACAGCACAGTACACAACAAACCGATGGGCAACTCGTGCCCAGATGGAACGCAGAGGCGCAGTGAACCTTGATGAGATGTTCGCTGAGCAATGGCACGAAAACTATGGATAGGAGATAGCCATGTCAATGAATAACGCAGGCTGGAATCAAGTTAACAAAGCAGTGACTAAGGCTACTACTAAGGCTATCAAGACAGCCAATGATGTTGTTATGCCTCACTCTGCTTTAGACGTTGCCATGATGGCAACACCCGTTGGTCGTATTGGACGTACTGTAGGCGGCATTGTTGGCAAGGGTGCCAAGTATGTTGCCAAAGTATACCGAGCAACGAGATAACCTATGCCAACTAAACAACAAGAAGAACAAGCCAAATTACGTGCTGGTGGTAATAACCCTATTAAAGTAACTAATGCTGGTTTAAAAAGATTAGGTGAAGCAGCAGTCCAAGTAGGCTTTGCTGCTTTACCAATAAGTCCTAAAAAATATATGGCAGGTGCTCGTGTGGCTGGTGGCATTATAGGTAAAGGCGCTAAGTATGTTAGTAATGTATACCGAGCAACTCATTAATTTTTAATCAACCGATAGGATAATAATGTTAGCAATGGACCAGATTGGCGCAAGAGTTCAGACTCTTCGCTACCGTGCGCATGGTCGTGACCAGCGCAACGGTGACGTACAGATGGTGCGCCAAGGAAAGATTAGTCAGGTATACCCTAACTTCTTCCCAGATGGCATTGACCAAAACGTAGTTGCAAACTTTATTGACATTGTTGCACGTGACCTAGCAGAAGTTATGGCACCGCTTCCAGCGGTAAACTGTTCAGCAGTTAACAAAACTAATGACCGAGCACGTGTTTTTGCAGACAACCGTACTCGCATTGCTAATAACTATTTCTTACATTCTGATTTACAAGTACAGATGTACAATGGCGCAGACATGTACATCACATATGGTTTCCTCCCGTTCATTATTGAATTGGATGAAGAAGCAAAGTTGCCACGTATCCGACTAGAAAACCCAGTAGGTGCTTACCCAGAGTTTGACCGCTACGGACGTTGCGTTGCCTTTGCTAAACGATACTCAATGACACTAGGTGAACTGGTCGCTCAGTTCCCAGAACAAGAGCGAGCACTACTTGGTTCACTAGGGTATAAGCAAGACCTTAACGGCATGATTGAAATGATTCGTTACTACGATGCAGACCAAACAGTTCTGTATCTTCCATCACGAAACAACATGTTGTTATCGCAAGCAAAGAATCCACTTGGAAAGATGAACGTCATTATTGCCCGACGTCCATCACCAGATGGTGAATTGCGCGGACAGTTTGATGACGTACTTGGTATTCAGTTGCTTCGCAACCGATTTGCATTACTTGCAATGGAAGCCGCAGAGAAGTCAGTACAAGCACCAATCGTTCTGCCTCAAGATGTACAAGAACTTCAACTAGGTGGAGATGCTGTTATTCGTACAGCAAACCCAGCAGGAGTTCGACGCGTAGAACTTACGTTGCCACAAGGCGCTTTCACAGAGCAACAGTTGCTCAATGAAGAATTGCGTGTAGGTGCACGTTATCCAGAATCTCGTACTGGAAACATGAATGCAAGCGTTGTCACTGGACAGGGTGTACAAGCACTACTAGGAGCATTTGATACGCAGATTAAATCTGCACAAGCCATCTTCTCAGCAGCACTGCGCGATGTTATTCGTTTATGCTTTGAAACAGATGAAGCAATGTTTAATGAAGAAAAGACTATTCGTGGAGTAGATGCTGGTTCACCTTATGAAGTGAAGTATTTACCAAGCAAAGACATCAAAAAAGATTATTCTGCAGATGTACGATATGGCATGCTGGCTGGGTTAAACCCAGCACAAGGACTTATCTTTATGTTGCAGGCACTTGGAGGCGGATTAATCTCCAAGGACATGGCTATGCGTGAACTACCATTCGGCGTCAACGTGACTCTTGAACAAGAGAAAATTGAAATTGAAAAGATGCGTGACGCATTGGTAGGTTCATTATCAGCCATGACACAAGCGATACCTCAAATGGTTATGCAGGGACAAGACCCATCAAATATGGTGCGTCAAATTGCTGAAACAATTAAAGGACGCAAGGCTGGCAAGAACATTGAAGATGTTATCGAAGAAGTGTTCAAACCTGAGAATCCTCCTGCTGGTGCGGAAGTACAGTCTGAGCAGCCTGTCCCAGCGGCTCCTGGTGTCCCTCCAGCAGGAGGCGCTCCAATGGAACAGCCTCAGCAAAGACCAGAACTACAAACATTATTATCAACACTTACTGGAACAGGTAACACTCGTTCCGCAGCACGTTTAAGTCAACAGCATAGAGTCTAAGGAGTAATCATGGCAACACCTCGCAAGAGAACCACAAAAGTTAAAACTGTTGCTGATGAAGATTACTCAAAGTTAGACCAGTACGCAATTGAATTACACGAATTTTATAAATCATTACGCAAAGCAGGATTTACAAATGAAAATGCGTTGTGGTTATTAGCATCAAAAGAATCGTATCCTGAGTGGATACAAACTGCTACAGCCGAAGATATTAGAAAACACATAGAAGATGAGGATGACTAATGCCAAGTGGGGGATACCGCCAACCTAGTAATCCAGCACCAGTATCAGGTCCTGGTGCACTATCTAAGCGCACCGATGGTGGCGCTATAGACGGCATGACGCAACCACAACAAGATTACACAGGCTTTGCCTATGGAGAAAACAAAGAATTAGCAGACCAACAAAGTGGGGCACGCCTTGCTGGCGACCCATTTCCAATGGCTGACATCACTCCGCTTAGTGCTCCAACACAACGACCAAATGAGCCTATTACTGCTGGCATAAACTTTGGTCCAGGTCCAGGAACAGAAGCAATGCGTGGGCTTCCTAACCGTGTGCCAACACTTATAGATACTATTAAACATCTTACTCAGTTTGACCCATCAGGAGATGCAGAATTAATTTATAGACAACTGCTTGATAATGGGTACTAATGGAGAGATTAGACCCAGTTGTTGCTGAGGCATCGCCTAATCT